AACTTAGTCCAGGTGTTGCGGTCGTAGAGAAAGATTTTACATCTATCGTTCCTGCTGTTTCTAGTTCTGCTGGCGCTTTCGCTGGCGTATTCCAGTGGGGTCCAGTTTTAGAGCCAATCACAATCACGTCTGAAAACGAACTCGTAAGTGTATTCGGTAAACCAACCGATTCCAATTTCTACTCATTTTTTACTGCCGCAAACTTCCTGAGTTATACAAATAACCTGTTAGTTTGCCGTGCCGATACCGCTGCCACAAACGCAGTATCTTCTGGCGCTTCAGTTAAAATCAAAAATAACGCAGAATATCTAACATCATATGCTAACGGACAGGGTTCCGTTGGTGAGTGGGCAGCTCGTTGCCCAGGATCTCTTGGAAATTCTCTTAAGGTTTCGATGGCTGACGCAGGTTCTTTTACAAACTGGACTTATGCAGATCAGTTTGAGAACGATCCAGGAACTTCTTCGCAAGCTGCCTCTGTAGGTGGCGCGAACGATGAACTCCATGTAATTATCGTTGATGAAGATGGTCTTTGGACTGGAACTGCTGGAACAATCCTCGAGAAGTTTTCTTTCCTCTCAAAGGCATCTAATTCTACAACTTTTGATGGATCTAATAACTATTATAAAGATGCTATTAATACTCGTTCAAAATACATTTACTGGATGGACCATACAACTATCGTTGGTGGTACAAACTGGGGTAGCACTTTAACAACCACATTTAACAATCTGACATCAGCAGTTACACGTTCTTTGACAGGTGGTGCTGACGATCTAACAGCTACTGACGGAGAAATGCAAACAGCTTGGGTTGTTTTTGCTGATGACAGCCAGTACGATATTAGCCTTCTGCCACTTGGCGCTGCTAATTCTACAGTAGCAACTTACGTAATTAATAACGTAGCTGAGATTCGTAAAGACTGCGTTGTGTTTGCTTCTATTGCTGATGCCGAAGGAGCTGTTATCCTTTCTTCTGACACTTCAGCAGTAACAAAAGCCATAACATATCGCGATGCTCTTCCAAGCACTTCTTATGCTGTTCTTGATTCTGGCTACAAATATCAATACGATCGCTACAACGACAAGTATCGCTATGTTCCATTAAACGGTGATACAGCTGGAACATGTGCTCGTACAGACTACACCAATGATCCTTGGTTCTCACCAGCTGGACTAAACCGTGGACAGATTAAGAACGTAGTTAAACTTGCATTTAATCCAAATAAAACACAGCGCGATAATCTCTACAAGTCTGGTATTAATCCAGTAGTTTCTTTCCCAGGACAGGGAACTGTTCTGTTTGGAGATAAAACTCTTCTGGCTAAACCAAGCGCATTTGACCGCATCAACGTGCGTCGTTTGTTTATCGTTTTGGAAAAAGCGATTGCAACTGCATCTAAATTCCAGTTGTTTGAGTTTAACGATGAGTTTACTCGCGCACAGTTTAAGAACTTAGTTGAGCCATTCCTGCGTGATGTTCAAGGTCGTCGTGGTATTACTGACTTCTTAGTTAAGTGCGACGCAACTAACAACACTGGTGAAGTTATTGATCGCAACGAATTTATTGGCGACATCTTCATTAAGCCAGCACGCTCAATAAACTTTATTACTCTAAACTTTATCGCTGCTCGTACCTCTGTTAATTTCAATGAAATTGGCGGCTAATAATAGCGTAATAAATAGTTAAGAACTAAGGAGAATTAAATGGCAAATATTGCTGATTTTAAATCGCAAATGATTGGTGGCGGTGCTCGCCCTAATCAATTTCGCGTTGAGTTAACATTCCCAACCTACGTACCACTGGGAGTTGTTGCTGGACAAAGAGCACAGTTTCTATGCAGATCGGCACAGCTACCAGCATCTACGATCGAGCCAATTACGGTTCTGTATCGTGGACGCCCAGTAAACTTTGCAGGCGAGCGTTCGTTCCAGCCATGGACTGTTTCGATTTACAACGACACAACTTTCAACATTAGAAATGCTCTTGAGATTTGGCAAACTGGTATTCAAAATTATAGTACCACTGATGGTCGTACAAGTCCAACTTCTTATCAAGTTGATCTAAATGTACACCAGCTAGATAGAGGTGGCGCTATTATTAAATCGTATAAGTTTGTTGATGCAATGCCAGTTAATATTGGTCCGATTGCTTTGGACTTTGACCAGCAGAATCAAATAGAGTCGTTTGATGTAGAATTCGTCTACAACTACTTTACGTCTAATACTGGCGCAGGTGGTTCTAGTTTTGGAGTTAGCGTGGGAGTCAACACACCAATCGGCAGCTTCCCGCTTCCAATTTAATTAACTTTTTAATTTTTAAATTATGCAAATTTTTGGGTTTGAAATAAAACGTAAAGATTCATCAGAAAAGATGGCAAGTGTTGTTACGCCATCTTCTGATGATGGATCGACAGTTGTTAATTCAGCAGCTGCATATTATGGTATGGTTATGGATGTTGAGGGTGTCGTTAAAAACGAAAATGACCTCATCAGAAGATACCGCGAAATTGCTCAGTATGCAGATACAGATTCAGCGATTGATGACATTGTCAATGAAACATTAGTTTCTGAAGAAGACTGTGTTGAATTAGATTTAGAAAAAGTAAAACTTTCTGCCAGTATTAAAGATAAAATACAGGAAGAATTTAAGGAAGTTTTACGACTGTTAAAGTTTAGTGAAAGAGGACATGATATATTCCGCTCTTGGTATATTGATGGTCGTGTTTATTATCACATTTTACTTGACGAAAATAATATTAAGCAGGGGATTGTTGAGTTAAGATACGTTGATCCTCGCAAAATTCGTCGCATAAAGAATATCAAAAAAGAGCGCACTCCAAAAGGTGTTGATGTAATTAAAGAAATTGATGAATATTATCTTTATAATGACAAAGGAATTACAGAACAAACAACACAAGGTGTAAAACTCTCTATTGATTCAATTGTTTATGCTCCATCTGGTATGCTAGATGCAAATACTGGTATGATGCTTTCGCATTTACACAAAGCAATCAAACCAGTTAACCAGTTGAAGATGATTGAAGATGCTTCTGTAATCTATAGAATCTCTAGAGCACCAGAGCGTAGAGTGTTTTATGTTGACGTTGGTAATCTGCCAAAACTTAAAGCAGAAGAATACGTTAACCAGATTATGAACAAGTTTAGAAATAAAGTTGTTTACGATGCAACCACTGGCGAAGTCCGTGATGACCGTAAGCATCTTTCTATGATGGAAGATTTTTGGATGCCACGTCGTGAAGGTGGCAAGGGCACTGAGATCACTACATTACAAGGTGGTCAAAATCTTGGCGAAATCCAAGACATTCAGTACTTCCAACAAAAGTTGTTTCAAGCATTGAACGTACCACTCTCTCGTTTGCAACCATCTACGGGATTTAGTCTGGGTCGTTCTACTGAGATAACTAGAGACGAGATTAAGTTTTCTAAATTCGTAAAGAGACTTCGTAATAGATTTTCTATTTTATTTTTAGAAGCATTACGTGTTCAGTTGATTGTTAAAGGAATTATCCGTGCTGATGAGTGGGATAATATGCGCGAAGGTTTTAGATTCGTGTATGATAATGACAATCACTTTAGCGAATTAAAAGATAATGAAATATTGTTACAGCGTATAACTATGTTGCAGCAATTAGATCCTTATGTTGGAAGATATTACTCGTCAGATTGGGTACGTAAAAATGTGCTTCAACAGTCTGAAGAAGATATTAAGAATATGGATAAACAAATGCAAAACGATTTGGTTAATCAAATGCATAAAGCAGATTTTGATGGTACGGTTTCTGGTATCACCCAAACAGCTCAGCAAACTTATCTGAAACAGTTTGCTCCGCAAGATACAGAAGAAGCTGCTCCACCACAGTCGCCTCAGAAAACTCAAAAGGAGAACAAATAATGACAACCAAAGATTTAATTGATGCCTTGGCAGCTGGTGACGCTAGTGGTATTGAATCATCATTTAATGCTGCAATGGCAGAAAGAATTTCTGCAAGAATAGATGATATGCGTACACAAGTTGCACAAAGTATGTTCGCAGCTCCACAGGAAGAAGCTGAGCAAGCTGAAGGAGTAGAAATAACTGAAGAATATACACATAAAATGTCTGGAACTGTTAAAGGGGCGAATGGTAAAAGTCATGATTGGCACCTTCCTTATAACGATAAACATGAAACCCCAGATAATTTATCCCACAAAGAAATAACAAAACGAGTTCATAATTTTAGTCATGGTATTCCTGACACACATGCTAAAGCTGTTGCAGATCATTTCCACAAGTCTGGTGAAGACCATAGTGTTCAAAATGGACATAATGTTCATATGCACGATGAAGTTAGGAAGATGGATTAATGTTTTTTAATCAATTCTCTAAGTCACTAAAACCTAATGTTCAAGAAAGCGTTAGGTCTTTTGGTCATTTAATTGAAGTAACTGAAGATGGTATTTCAATTGATGGAGAACTGACACAGTTTGAGAGTTTGGAAGAAGCAAAAAAATATATTAAAACACAATCATATTCTGCAAAACTAAACGATAAGATATCGGAAGAGACATACGAAGAACTTTCCGATATC